TTCACAGGTTGACCTAAACAAATGCGCGCTCAGGTTTGCTCACTCATTCCTAGCGCCGGGCGTATTAACTCCCTGATGCGTCCGGCGGTGGGCAATGAGGACACCGGAAGGAGGACAGGTAATGCCACTGTTAAGCCGGTTTAAAGAGCCAACAGGCATGAGTAAATGGCAGGTGAATGAAATCATTGAAGGTCTCAAAGAAGAACGAGAACGGGTACAAGAGAAGCTAAATCAGATTGATGCGGTGTTGGAGGACATGCAAGACGAACTAAACCACATGTGAGGAGGAATGAAGATGCGTAACTATCCATTCATGCAAGACTTGCAAGCACAGCAGTTGTTGGGCGAATACGGTGGATGCATTGGTTTTGATGGCAGAGGACGACCAGTGTTCAAGTTTAGGGATTCAAGCAGCTATCAAGCATTTATTAAATCGTTTCAGGAAAGCAAAAAAGCCACCGTGTGATAGACGGCAGCTTTTATCAATCAACAAGAATTCAATTTATACCCTGATTATACAGGGTTGAAAGGAGTTTTTCAAATTGGCAATGAAACAAGAATCACTCCAAGACTATTTGGACAAGCAGACCGGAATTACTCAACCCGGATTTATTGTAGACGATGATCAAAAAGCCGATTGGGCATTAAGAAAGATCGCTGCTGTAAAAGCACAGAAAGCCGATATTAAAGCACAAGCAGAACAGCAGATGAATGTCATTAAGCAATGGGAAACGGAGCAGGCAGAACGTCTTGAGAAGGATGTGGAATACTTCACTTCAATGCTGATCAGTTACGCAACACAGAAACGAGAAAGCAATCCAAAATTCAAAACTCAGAAACTACCACATGGAAAGATCGGGTTCCGCAAACAGCAGCCACAATGGATGTTTGATGACGACATCGTGAGTAAGCTAAAAAAATCAGGAAACGGCGCGCTGATCCGTATCAAGGAAGAGCCGGACAAGGTGGCGATGAAGAAACTGCTATCTGTGCAAGGAAACAAAGCGGTTGACTTATCTACTGGTGAAATAGTTCCGGGTATCACTGTTGATGTGCGTGACGACAATCCGATTGTCGAGGTGAATTGATATGCAAACATCGGAAAGCATTGTTGAGATTGCCAAGGCAATGAGCGCCTTTCAAGGTGAAATAAAGCAACCCGAAAAGGCAGCCACCAACCCGTTTTTCTCTAGCAAATATGTGAAACTATCTCAAGTTATTTCGACTTTTCAAAAATACGGTGCTACTCATGGGCTTTCTTTTATTCAATATCCAGTGAATGGAGAACGGAGCATTGGTGTAGAGACGCTTATCATGCACACAAGCGGCGAATGGATCAAGTTTGAACCATTCTTCCTACCGATTGAAAAATCCACAGCACAGGGCGCAGGGAGCGCCACGACGTACGCAAAACGTTATGCCTTATCTGCCGCTCTCGGGATTGATAGCGATGAAGATGACGACGGTAATCAGGCATCACAAGGAAGTGGAACAAGCAAACCTCAAGGACAACCACAAGCGCCGCAGGGAAACGTTAGCGATATCAAGTCACATACAGCAAGTGGCAAGCAAATTGGCTTAATTAAGGGATTGTGGAAAGGTTCAGGCGGTGACAGCAAGCAGTTGGAACCATATGCATCTAAAAAGTATGGCAAGCCATTAGAAAAGTTGACAAGCCGTGAAGCGTCTGAACTGATTACTAAACTTAAAAACAGACAGAACAAGAAGGCTGAACCGGAACAGGAACCACAAAATAAAGATCAATTTCCGGAAATAAATGAATCAGACATGCCGTTCTAATGGAATATCAACGCAGTATTCCATATAGCTTCTGGAATCTACCAGATGAACAGTTTAAAGAAGTCGTACGCAACTACATTGAGCGAATGGAACCAGGAATGAAGCCAATTAGAATACACCGTCCTTACTGGATTGTGTGTGAGAAGGAGTGAAACCGATGGGGATACCGGTAAACGAATTCAAAGAAAGATTAAATAAAAGCCTTGGCATGCAAATGATTGTGGCTGGGTTAGGAATGCTGGTTGATGATGAAGGCCATTCATTCCGTGAAGCACTTCAAATCGAGCGCCTGATTGAGCAAAATGTCTTTCCGGCGTTGATGGAAATGGAAGGTGATCGCAATGCCAGCAGTTCCAAAGCCACGATTTAAACGCAGAATCCCGACATGGGGACAGAGATCAGAATTTAATAACCGTGTACGGAATCAAATCAGAGAACGAGATCATGACGAATGCCAAATGTGCGGTAGTCATGTGGGACTGCAGATCCATCATGTTAAAGGACGTGGACAAGGCGGCAGGGGTGTTCTGACAAATGGTGTGCTGTTTTGTTGGAAATGCCATCAAAACGTGCAGGAACACCAAAAACTGATTAATTACTGGCAGCGTGAATTTGAAACAAGATACGGACCTGGTTATTACCGGGATGAATTTGATAAAGAGGCGATTAACTTTGAGCAAACTTCTAATTGATGATCGTCCTTTACAAGTTCTTCCGTCTTTAGCTGAAAAAATAGGGCTTAACGAAGCAGTTCTAACCCAACAAATTCATTATTGGCTGCAAAAAAAAGAAAACTTGCGTGACGGCAAGTATTGGGTGTTTGGAACTTATAAATATTGGCAAGAGCAGTTTCCGTTTTGGTCAAACATAACGATTAGACGAACTTTTACATCATTAGAGAACACAAAAATATTGATCACCGGAAACTACAACAAGAAAGGCTATGACAACACAAAATGGTACACGGTCAATTATGAACAGCTTCGAAAAATAGAAGAAGGTATGAGCAAGCCACTTGATCAAATTGAGCAAGCCACCTGTTCAAATAGAGCAAGTGGACGTGATCAAATTGAGCAAACCAATACCTTAGACTTCTCTAAGACTTCTTCTGAGATTTCTAAAAAAGATATTGTCGTAGAGGTGATAAATCACCTCAATGCATCTGCCGGTACTCATTACAAATCGACAACGAAGAAATCAAAAACCTTAATTCATGCTCGTCTAGCTGAAGGTTTTAAACAAGAGGATTTTATGCAAGTGATCGATAGAAAATGCCAACAGTGGAAAAAAGATAAAAAAATGTCCAAGTACCTTAGACCGGAAACACTGTTCGGAACGAAATTTGAGGGATATCTAAATGAAAAGGAGACCGATAACCATGGACCTTCAGGCGGCTTTACCAAAGACCATTCAATCTTCGATTTCTAACAGTAAAAATGTCTGCCGCAAGCATGAAACACCAGTAATTATGATGCATACCCCTGCCGGTGACTTTTGCCCAGAGTGTGCAAGAAAGATCGTTGAGAAGGAGAACAAACAATTGTCCCTAGATGCCTACATGATGCGCCGGTTACGGAAAACATACGGTGTACTTGAAGAACACAGTCTGATTCCTGATGGAACGCTGCTTGATGCGACGTTTGGAAACTATGAAACTGATGAACAAGAGCAGACTGATAAAAAGAATCTAGCAATCAAGTGCTTTCAGCGGATGCTGCAAGGCGATCAGATGAATGTATGGATTGCAGGAACACCGGGCGTAGGAAAAAGCCATCTAGCCATGAGCATTCTCCGGAATATGAACGAAAAGGGCAAGGCACGGCTGATGAAAGCCGTGAATGATGGTAGTGATCCGGAACACGCCGGATACCAATGCCTTTTCATCGACTTTGACGACATGCTGCGGACGATTCGGGATAGTTTCGGTGATCCACACAGACGGAACCTAGAACAATATTATGTGGATCTACTGTCTAACGTAGATTATCTCGTCATTGACGACATCGGCGCAGAAACCGGAGCAATCGACACGGACAAACAAGCGTCAGATTTCGTACACCGCATTCTCCGTGCCATTTCAACCGCGCGGCAAGATAAGACAACCATACTTACAACGAACCTCACACATACACAATTGGAGAAGATGTACGACAGCAAAGTAGTGAGCCGATTCAGTCGGAACATTGTGCAAATCGTGTTCAAGACAACTAAAGACCATCGCGAAAGCAAGTTGAAATTCTAATGAGCGCATACAGAAATGATCCATCATTCCGTATACCCACACATGACTATATCGGGCAGCGTGTGAAGATCGGAGATAAAGGAACAATCTTTTCACCTCGTGGCATTGCCTATGAAGGAATTGTTGTTCAACGAGGTGGAAAACGATGGTTTCAAATTGGTGAAGGCGCTTGGATCGGTGGAATTGGAAACATGATGCTAATGAAAGGGTGAACGGAATGACTGAAGTACTACACATTGACTTATATAAAGCAAAACTGCATACCGCAGGGAAAACACCGGAACAAATTTTAAAATGCTATGACGGGTTGACACCAAGTGATGAAGTTGTTCAAGGCATTATCAAAGCTTACAACCTGATCGATGGTTTAGAAATACTAGTTTCAAATAGCTTCTATGGCAAAGACATCTACACATTATTCCTATGGAACAAAGCAGATGATGAGAAATTCAAAGAATTTAGCTATCTCTTGGAACAAGACCCATACATGGGAACCTACGTCAATGAGCGCGAGCAGTTTGAGAAAGATTGGGATTCAGAGCAGTACGAGGCGCCGGGATCGCTGTCATTTCAAAAAGAAGATGTTGAAATCATTCAGCAGGTGGAACAGGGGTGAACGGAATGAAGTTCATGGACCTATTCAGCGGTATTGGTGGTTTTCGCTTAGCAATGGAAAAAGCAGGGCATGAATGCGTTGGATACTGTGAAATTGATAAATTCGCACGGAAAAGCTATCAAGCTATTTTTGACACGGAAGGAGAGTGGACAGCTAATGACATCAGAAGCGTTTCAGATGAGTCTATTCGAGGACTCGGACATATCGACGTTATCTGTGGAGGATTTCCGTGCCAGGCTTTCTCGATTGCTGGCAAGCGGAAAGGTTTCGCAGATACTCGGGGAACTCTCTTCTTTGAGATTATGCGCTTCGCATCTATTCTCAGACCACGCTATTTATTCTGTGAGAACGTCCCCGGACTTCTCAATCACGAAGGGGGGGATACGTTTGAGACGATCCTCCGAGCGATGGATGAAGTCGGGTACGATGCAGAATGGGATTGTCTTAACTCTAAAGATTTCGGTGTCCCACAGAACAGGGAAAGGGTGTTCATTATCGGACATCTTAGAGGAGAACGTACCCGAAAAGTATTTCCTTTCGGAAAATGTCAGCAAGAGACTGATGGGTTACAAAGATACCAGGAAGTTACAAATACCGTCACAGCAAGATATGAGGGAGCGGCAAACGGAAGTTACATCGCTTATAAAAGTAAACGGTCGGCACAAATAAACGTTGTCGGAAGTCTTGATATCAAAGGTGACGACTATATAAAGCGCGTATATGGAACGGATGGATTAAGCCCGGCGCTTCCTACAATGCAAGGCGGAAAACAGGAACCGAAAATAGCCATTCCTGTACTGACTCCTGATCGTTTGAAAAAGCGCCAAAATGGGCGAAGATTCAAAGAAAACGGCGAGCCGATGTTTACTTTAACAGGTCAAGATCGGCATGGCGTAGCAGTCATACAGCGCCCACGTGGAGCAAATAAAGGTGGATCACACGATATTGCAACAACCGTAACTGGAATGGCGTATCACGAAAACAACTTTCTTCATGACGGTATTCAAATACGTAAACTAACGCCACGTGAGTGCTGGAGACTCCAAGGATATCCAGATTGGGCGTTCGATCGGGCACATAAAGTCAATTCAGACAGCCAATTGTACAAGCAAGCAGGGAACAGCGTCACGGTCAATGTGATTTATGAGATTGCGAGGAGATTGGCATGAATAAATGGCGTGAACCAATTACCGGATGCTTTCTATGCATGCCACAGGGGAAAATGGTGGAGTGCGACGATGAAATTTGGTATCAGAATCTTAAAAAAGTTGTGAAGGAGAGTGTGGAGCGTGCGAGAGATAAAGTTTCGTGAATGGGACAAACATCGTGAAGAAATATATGGAAAAGGTCACGGCATGAGTTATGGCGAGCGTGAGGACTTTGATGACATGGTCGGATGGAGATTCGCCCATGAAGAAAACTTTGGCGAAGAACCTCGTGTTCTGATGCAGTTTACCGGATTGAAAGACAAGAACGGACGAGAGATTTACGAAGGGGACATCGTGAATGTGGTTGTTAGAGGTGGTTACAGAAGCGGATTTGAACAATTTATAAAATCCGTTCCTGTCACCTATAACGAAAAAATAGCTTGTTTTGATCCGTTCGGCTGGTGTGTCATGTGGTGCAAAGATGAAAAAGTAATTTCAGCGGAAGTCATCGGCAACATCCATGAAAATCCGGATCTGCTGAAAGAAGGCTGATCCCATGGCGATGGCAGAACCGTTCAACAACGTGACCGAAGCAAGGCTTATTAAACAGTGGATGCCACGTGAGCGCGGTGAGACGTACATTGCAGGCGAAGGCTTTGATTTTCAATGGTCAAACAATGAAGTAAGGGAATTTATCAATCTATGGATCTCCGGAGCATCGCTTATGCGGCTCTCACAGACGTTTAGACGGACGCAAAATGATATAGCGGTGTTGATACTCGATTTGAGATCAAAAGGGAAAATAGAGCCAAGAGATGAGGGGTTGTGGGCATGAAGGGATTTATTGAAGTCACTTTGACAAACGGCATAGATGGAGTGAAGAAAAAGCATTTAGTTCCTCTCAACTCGATTGAAGAAATTTGGACAGATGATGAAATCGTTGCAAAAATCTGGTTAAAAAATCATCAAACACCTATTTTGACGGTTGAATCCTACGACGAGATCAAACAGAAGATTGAGGAGGAACAGTCATGAATAATCTTGAGATCGACCGCAAGCTAGCGGAAGCGATGGGTTTCAAAAGAATACGATTCGAACCAATCGGAAATCAAATTACCGTTTTTGACGGAACTATAAATCATATTTTTCAGCCAACATTGGAAATGCGAGACGCTTGGGAAGTTGCTGAACACTTTAAAATACTTGGAATTAACAGAACCGTAGATTGGAAATGGATGGCATCAGCAATCATAGATACTCCGAAAGTATACCAGTACATTAAAGAAACTAATGAATCAGCACCACTCGCAATCTGCAAAGCGGCGCTGAAAGTTATCGAAGGGAGCAAGAGCGATGAGTGAACCATATACATTGAAAACAAAAGTTGGCATAAACACTCTCAGCCATTTGAACGATCATCAGAAAAACAGAATGGGCAGATTAAAAGGAGCACTTGAATGCTTCAGTACGAACGATGCAGAGGAAATTATTGATCTTGTCTACGCTGTTTTCAGTGGCAAGAAGATCGTCAATCCGTTGAGTCCAAGGGAAGAACTAGAAATGTATCTTACTGATCGGCAGGAAGAGGCTAAATATCCGTCGGGAGATGATGTACGAATTCGAGTAATCGGGATTAAGAAAGGTGTTAAAAAGGCACTTGAAATTATCGCCAAAGAGCATCCTGACGTTGCAGATTGGCTGAAAGAAGATGATGTAAATGCCTGATCGCCTTGACTACATCAAACAAAAGCTAGAGGAATACAAGAAAAGTCCTGCTGTTATTTTGAGACATTCGGATGGTGAGTGGGCAGTGGGTGAGATTGAACGGCTTAGAGCAGAAAATGAACGGCTTAATATCGGCTTATCAGTGATAAGGGAAAACGCAGACGATGAATGGTCTAGAGAGAAGGCAAGAAAAGTAATGGAAAACGAGGTGGACGAGCCATGACACATGCAAACCTAGGCATGCAGCTTGAACAAGAAATCGAATCTAGCAATCTAGTTTATCAGCACAAGGGCATCGCTGTGATCCAGAAAATTGCGACTCCGTTCAAACCGATTCGTGATCGGAAGGGGAACTTTAGTAAGCTGATACCAGCGAAAAAGAGCACGGTGGACTTTATCGGCTGCCTGAACGGCAGAGGGATCGCGTTTGACGCGAAGGAGACAATCGAGCGGACAAGCTTTCCGCTGCGGAACGTCCATGACCATCAGACGCGGTACCTGAAACGATACAAGGATTGCGGCGGCTATGCGTTCCTGCTTGTGCGGTTCGTAAAGCACAATGAGACTTATATCTTGCCGATCAAGGAGTTTATCAAATGGCATGACGCGGTGCCGAATGGCGGGCGGAAGAGTATTCCTTACGAATGGTTCTTGGAAAATTGCGAGTCGGTATGGAGCCGGAATGGGATTGTGCTGGATTATCTGCATCCATTTTTGGTAGGGAAGGTGACAGCATGACAAAAGCAGAGCTGATTGATAAATTAGAGGACTTTTCTGATGATGCTGAGGTTATGTTATACGAAAGCTCCGTTCATTTATGGACAAGCGTTGGAATTATCGGTGAGGATGGAAAAAATATTATTCTCTATCCGGAACCTTGAGGTGATCCCATGAGTAGACGAGTCATTGAGCACCTCAGCAGGACGACAGAGAACGAGTTGTTGACGGCGATCACAGTATTCGAGGATGGAATAAACAAGCAGACAGCACGCCAACTGGTGCCGTACAGTAAACGTCATGGGGTGCTGGTACTAAGTAATCGTGGATATGAGTGGAGATGAAAGTCGCTCATAAATTTGATTGCCTTTTCGAGAACGCAGAAAGGCAAGAATTGATTTGGGTATGGTACGAGGACTTAGACGGATACATCCACTACTGCTATAGTGATGACCCAACAATGCAGGAATACACCATTACAAAAACGCAGCTGTACAACGGATATGAGCGGTTGCGCAGTTGACAGCTAAAACGAAACAAAAGGAGAAATTAATTATGAATAGAGTGGCAATTGAAGTAACCATTAAACGGACGGTATTGCTTAGACGAGATGTTTGGGAAGATAGCTTCTCTAAACAACTTCCAACAGATATGGAAGATTTGGAAATGCTCCAAGATGAATCTCTTACAATAAGCGACGAGCTTACCGATTCAAAAGTAAGCACTATGAAAGTTTAATTCGCAGTTCGACACTACACCGACATAAGCAGGTGACACATGGACAACCTTAAAACATTGTCTCGAGAAGAATTGTTCCAATGTACCGTAAACGCAATTAAACGGTCACAGGAAGCCGATACAGCAGAGCAAAGCAAACAGGAGTGTAATGAGTGCCGTGATGAGTGGATAGCACGAGACGGGCATTTGAAAGGGTATTATGACGCAATGATGGAAGTGAGGAGTGAATAGGAGTGGAAATCAATAAACTTACGAAGATTGAACAATTCAAAGCATTGAAAAAAGGCGATGCTATTTTGGTTAAGTGGTGGGACAACTGGGTTACGCATCACCCAAGAACAAAGAAAATCATGTTCTATAACATCTACGAAAATAAAGTGCGCTGTGATGAAATAATATGCCGATTGCAAGGTAATCATTATTTCAATTACATGAGTTATCTCGAAGGAATAAGCGCAGCAGAAGAAGTTTATTTAGTAACAGACTGATTAGCTTACAATGATGCATTAAAAAAACCGGAATCTCTCCCGGCACCCTAAAGCTATTCTACCATAACGGGAGGGATAACCGTATGCAAAGCCTATTTAGAGACATAGATAAACAGAAAACAATCGAAGCCGTAAAAGAAGCCCTTGAGAGATACCAACTGTATATTTTGCGTGAACCGGAGATAAAAGTACCGAAAGTCACTGCATCATGGAGTATTGTTCCTCCGTCAAATACCAATGCATTTCATTCTAGTACCGAAGATGCAGCGATATTTAATGTTGACGGTAAAATACATCGGGAATGGTATTTGAAGCGTGTACGGTGGGCTGTGAGCCGTTTGAACAGCACAGAACAGTCAATCATTATTAACAGATACATGAAAACAGACGAATGCACGGATTACATGGCATATATGGATCTTGGCATGTCAGAAAAAACATATTACCGGAAACGAAATAGAGCCTTTTATAAGTTGGCGTTTGCGCTTAGAATTGAGGTATATTGTGAAAACGAGTGCGAGGTGGGGTAGGAAATGAGAGAATACATTCAACCTGTTAAAGCTGTTCAGTTTTTTGAAAAAGATTTTGAAGAAAAAACAGATGAGTATAAGAGATTTACGATTATCAGAATTAAAGATGAGTATTGTTTCAATGGGGATATAAAAGAGGGACCGTTTATAATTTCAGATGGTGATTACTCGGTAGAATATCCAGATGGACATCATAAATGGTTCAATAAATATGATTTTGAGAACAACTTTAAGAAAGTGACCGAAAAACGACAGAATAATGGCTGATAAATGACCGAACATGGAATAATTATCCTGTTATGATTGTAGTGTGAAGATGGATCGGGGATAAACCCGGTCGAGCGCCTGAAGAGGGCGCTTTTTATATTGAATTATGTTAGTATTCCTCCGATAATCAATGAAAAGGGGGAATCTAAATGCAAACAACATATCGAAAATTGACGAGTTATAGAATACCCGAGAAAACGAAGCTGTATATCATCGAAACTGATGAAGATGACTTTTTAATTATTTTCGGGACATCATATACCTTCATAAAAAATGGTGAAATTTACGACGAGATACTATCTTTTGTTAAAGGGAAAACATCTTGGAGACATACTAAAACGGCGATAGTGTGGAGCCGCGATAAAAATGAAAGCCAGTGGATAAAGTTAGGGCTTAAAGATGATTTTCCAATTAGCGCAAAGCGAATTTACAAAGATGAAAAATTAGTTTTCTTACAAGAATGATAGTCAGCACTCCTTCGGGAGTGTTTTTATTTTGCGCAAAGGAGGGCATGGCATGAAGATTGAAGATCCAAATGAAGGATGCAAAGGATGCATATGGTTGGATCGGGAAGGGCTGTGCCCGTTCCTGCGATGTGTGAAGAAGAATGGATTCAATGCTGACAGAAAAGGAGATGGTGGCGATGCATTATGAGTAAATTAACACCAAAACAGCAGACGTTCATAGATGAATACCTGATTGATTTAAACGCCACACAGGCGGCTATACGAGCAGGATACAGCAAGAGAACGGCAAGAAAGATAGGACAAGAGAACCTAACAAAACTAGACATCAAGTCAGCAATAGAGCAACGTATGAAAGAAAAAGAAGAAGCACGCATCGCCAAGCAAGATGAGGTACTACGATATCTCTCATCGGTTATGCGTGGAGAACAGAAAGAACAGACGCTGAGAGGAATGGGTGAAGGATACCAAGAAATTGATGACATCGCCGTTTCGGCTAAAGATCGCATTAAGGCCGCTGAACTGCTAGGTAAACGATGGGGAACATTTACTGATAACGTCAGCATTGAAGGAACCGTCAAGATCATCGATAATATCCCAAAGCCAAGTGATCAGTCATGAGCCTAATTGATTGCATCGCCCCATCATTTTACGGACTACATCATGATCTTAAAAATGATCGCCACACAGAATATTGGCTCAAAGGTGGACGTGGTTCTACCAAGTCATCGTTCATCAGCGTGGAAATATTGCTCGGTATTATAGCTGATCCTGAAGCGAATGCCGTTGTGTTCCGGCGGTATCAGAATGAGTTACGTGAAACTGTATACGGTCAATTTGAGTGGTCAGCGAACAAATTAGGTATCGCTGGCTATTTTAAGTTCCAAGTGTCACCAATGCAGATTATTTATATCCCAACCGGTCAAAAGATCGTGTTCAAGGCTGCTGACAACCCACGCAAGATTAAGTCTATCAATCTTGGCCGTGGCTATATCAAATATGCCTGGTTCGAAGAAGTAGACCAATTCGGAGGAATGGAAGAGATTCGGAATATCTTGCAATCGCTCTTTCGTGGCGAGAACAGGAACCGGATCTCTTTTTATTCGTTCAATCCACCGAAAAGTGCGCGCTCTTGGGTGAACCAAGAAACGAAGATTAGCAAACCGGGGCGCATGGTTCACCACTCAACCTATTTGACGGTGCCGCATGAATGGCTTGGTGAGATATTCATAACCGAATCTGAACACCTCAAAAATGTCAATGAAATGGCGTATCGTCATGAATATCTTGGTGAGGAAACCGGAACGGGCCTTGAAGTATTCACCAACGTCACAATTCGGACGATCACGGACAAGGAAATTGAGATGTTTGACCATATCCGGCAAGGGTTGGACTTTGGCTATGCGGTCGATCCACTGGCCTTCGAACGAATGCACTTTGAACGCCGCATAAGGCGCCTGTATCTGTTTAAAGAGATTAGTGGTATAAAATTATTCAACCGTCAATTTTATGAGAAAGCAAAGGCTTACAACGATACACCAACAATTGGTGACTCTGCCGAACCAAAATCATTAGCAGAATTGAAGTCATATGGAATGAGAATTCGTGGAGCAAAGAAAGGCCCGGGATCAGTGGAGACTGGAACAAAGTTTTTGCAAGACCTTGAGGAAATTGTGATTGATCCCGAACGGGCACCGAGGGCAGGAAAAGAGTTTGTTAACTATGCACTTGAGGTTGATCGAAACGGTGAAGTCAAATCCCGTTTTCCTGATAAAGATAACCATACAATTGATGCCACACGCTACGGTCTTGAGGATGACATGCGTTATGGTGGCGTCAGAATTTTGAAGTAAAGAAGGTGATCACATGAAATGGCCTTGGGAACCAACAGAAACGGAAGATATTATTGCATTGATCAACGCAAGTGCACAGCAAATCAGGACGGATCCGGTAAATGGCGAAGCGCTGCAAAAGATTATTGATGAATACGACACGTCAGATATGCGAAAAGGCGTGGAATACTACTTCAATGACAATGACATCAATAGACGCGCAAAGACCTACTATAAAGACGGCGTGAAGGTGACGGACAATGAAGGCATTAAGCCGAATAACCGGATACCGCATAACTGGCATAAGTTGCTTGTCGATCAAAAGACGCAATACCTTGTCGGTAAGCCGATCACATTCAGTTCTGATAACGCTACACTTGCCGAATTGGTAACGGATCTAGCGAACGAGGACTTTGACGACACTATGAACGAACTGGTCAAAAATGCGAGCAACAAAGGCAAAGAGTGGTTGCATCCGTACATTGATGACAATGGGAAATTTCAATACGTTATCATGCCGGCAGAAACGATTATCCCAATCTATGATGGCACACTTGCACGTAATCTAAAATACGTCATTCATCACTACACCACAGTGGATGAGGACGGAAACAATGTTGAG